GATTTATAAATTTAAGCTTTTCTGTTCAGTTACCTTTGTTCAAGGCAATAGATGGTCGACTGTTCCTAAAAATAATTTGAAGGATAGGTCGATTTGTCTAGAACCCCTCTGCAATATGCTTGTCCAGCGAGCGATTGGTTTAGGGATTCGAACTTGTCTTCTTGACAAGCTCGGGATCGATTTAGACACTTTAGCAGATGTGCATAAGTGTCGAATNAGCAACTCTAATGTTGCCACTATCGATCTATCTGATTGCAGTGATGCCATCAGCGTTAAATTGATAAAATATCTACTTCCTCGTCAAGTACTTTTTAAAGTACTTGCTAGTCGGTCAGACATGACCCTTGGACCTGATGATAACTTTTATGTTATCAATAAAGTCTCTAGTATGGGAAATGGATATACTTTCGATTTAATGACCCTTATTCTAACTGCTCTAACCAGGTCATTCGATTCCACCTCTACCGTATTTGGCGACGACATTATTGTCGAAAACCAATATGCGGCCGGCGTGGTTGAGAGTCTGCAATTAGCCGGTTTTAAAGTTAATCTGAATAAGACTAACATTAATTCCGACTATAGAGAATCTTGCGGAGCCTACTACATGGACCAACATGGTTATTTGACCGTCTTTGATTTAAGATGGTTGAAAACACCTCACGATTTGATCGTTGCTTGTAATAAAGTAGCGATTTTGTCGATGGTCTATGGAGGTCCGTTTGAATCTCTTCGTGCAGCGATCTGGCCGTGTGTTCCCCAGACTATGCTTGGGGCAACGGTAAATAGGCATGCCGTACATGCGGGCAGGCCACCATCGTATGAGCTTGACAGTTACATTAGATATGGTCCAAGTTTTCACTTGGATCCACCTAAAAGGCTGTTAAGGTCATTACGTGGGAGGTGTAAAGAGTTATGTAAACCTGGGCGCATATCTGTCGCGCTTGGATTACAGACCTCCACACTCCCGGCGAATAATCGACTATCATCCAAACAATGGGATATGTTTTTTCAACATATTCACAACGTTCGGTTGACTAGAAAGATTAATCGCGTGGTGATAAAATCCGCTTTAGTAGCAAGGGTGGACGAAGAACAAATCGGCTTCGTCAACGCCCTGCTTCCCGTAAGGGAATGAGCGGTTGGGGTCGGATG